TGTCTCAAGGCCTATGTTTAAAGACGGTGAACACAGCCCCTTAGAACTTTTTATTCTCTATAAGGCGTGCATCTGGTCCTTTGCAGATGCAAAAAGCAAAGATCAGGACTTTAACTGGGCTGACATCCTTACTAAATACAAAACCTTGGTCGAACGCACCCAACAAGAAGACAGTATTAACAGAGATACACACTAATCCACCTCTTGATATTGTTGACAGCTTCGCTCTACAATATCTAAATGGATGACTTATTCGGGATGGACGATAGCTCCACCGATTCCCTTCTTAAGGATGATCACATTAGTTTCAACGCAATCTTTGTAAAAGCGTGGACCGGCGTAGACAAGTCCTGGAACATAACCCTTTCACTCGCGGAACACGATAGTCATCAAATACTAAAACTAGCTCAACTAAAAGACAGAGTCCTATCTGTCGGAATCGTCCCGGTGCTTCAAGATGGCTAGACCTAAGATTGAGATCGATCCAGAACAGGTGTTCAAGCTCGCTCAGCTGGGTTGTAACAACACCGAGATCGGCACTATCGTTGGCTGTAGCGATGATGTCATTGCAACCCGATTTAAGGAGCAAATAGAAAAAGGCCGAGCCTCACTTAAAATGACTCTTCGCCGTTGGCAGCTCGATGCAGCCAAAAAAGGCAACGTTTCCATGCTCATTTGGCTTGGTAAAAACATCCTAAACCAGATCGATAAACGCCCTGAAGAAGTCGAAGACACCATCATCGTCACCGCTGATCAAAAACTAAGTAAAGAGGAAATTAAAGACCTACTCCTAGAAGCAAGACGTGAGGCTAGAAAACAAGCCATCATCGAGGCTCGGAAATATGTCAAAGACCAGTCCACTAAAACTTGATCTCCTCTGGCAATCAGGACTCTTTGGGTTGTCCTACCTCAGGGATGACCAGCTCGACATCTACGAACACTTCGAAGAACACTCAAACCCAGTCATCGAATGTGCCAGACGTTTTGGCAAAACCACCTCGATGATTGCTTATGTAGAAGATCAACTAAGACAAAACCCGGGATGGGTCTGCCGCTGGTGCTCTCCTCTTAAAGAACAAAGCCGAACTATCGTAAGACCAGAGCTTGAGAAGTTTGAACGCTCTTGCCCTAAAGAACTCAAAGCAACCTGGCACGCCGTTGGCTCTTTCTACGAATTCCCAAACCAATCAAAACTCTACCTCATCGGTATCAACCGTGGTCAGGCAGAGTCAGCTCGTGGACCTTTTGCCAACATCGTCATCTGTGATGAGTTCGGCTTCTGGGATGATGCCTCAGTGGTCGAGACCATCTTGCAGCCGCAATTGCTGACCACCAGAGGTAAGCTCATTACAGCCAGTACTCCGCCACCAGACCTAGGACATAGCTACTATTCAAAAGTATCAAGCGCGATTGCTGAGAATAGGTTTCTTCAAAGAACCATCTTCGATAACGAAAGCTTAAGTGATGATGACATCAACAAAGCTATTGAAGACTCAGGTGGAGTGGATTCTCCAACGTTTCAACGTGAGTATTTATGCAAGCCCGTTGCTAACCCAGAATCACTCGTTGTCCCTGAGTTTAAAGAAGAGCTTCATGTTAGCGAAGACAGGCACTCGGCTGTATCAAACTACTACGTAGCGCTAGACCTTGGGTTCTCAGATCAAACAGCCGTCCTCTTTGCCGCTCACGACTTCCCAAACGACATCCTTTATGTTTTAGACGAGGTCGTCCTAAGTGGCGCCAACAGCCGAACCATCGTCGAAGCTTGTAAACAAAAAGAACAAACCCACTTTCAAAGGCCACCTTGGAGACGAGTTAGTGATAACGATCTTCAACAGATCTACGACTTCCAAACACTCTACGACTACTCAGTAATGCCCACTCAGAAGTGGGACAAGCAGTCGGCCATTAACCAGCTTAGACTTAGGTTTTCAGCTAAAAAGATTAAGATTCACCCAAGGTGTAAGAGTTTAGCGTTTCAACTTAAGGTCGGAATCTGGAATCCAAGACGCACTGAATTCCTTCGCGGTGAGGCCACAGGTCACTTAGATGCTATCGATGCTCTCATTTATCTAAACCGAAACATTGACCAGTCGCACAATCCAATAACGGAGCATTTTGATTGGTCTAGTTCTTTTCAAAGTCCTCATTATGTATCAGAATCTGACAAAGGCATCCGAGAGCTTGGCGATTTTTTCCTTCAACCATCTAGAGACGAACCATGACCAATGAATATTTTGCAGAGAAACAAGCCAAAGACGTAGCCGACGAGCTCGTTCAACGCATGAGCGCTTGGACTGATTACCTCGGATCCTCTAACCTTCGTGATCGATGGAGAAAATCCTACCAGCTTTATTACGGCCGTCACTGGCAAGGTACGTTCTTCGGTCAAGCTGGAGTCAAAGGTGCCGGTCAAGCTGGAGAACTCAAGCTCGTTACCGCTAACCATTTCAGAAACCTCGTCAAACACATCTTGGTTCTCACAACAAACCAAAAGCCAAGCTTTGACGTAAGAGCCATCAACGCAGACCCTGCATCTTTAGAGCAAGCAAGACTCGGTAACAACATCTTGAATGCTTACCTCGGTGAGAAACGGTTACTTCGGTATATAAGGACAGCCGCTGAACACGCTCTCATCTTTGGTAAAGGTTACGTCGAAGTCACTTGGGAGAAACAAGCTGGTAAACCCTACTCCTACACAGAGCAAGAAATCGACGGAGAGATCCGCACCAAAGTGGAATACGAAGGTGACGTAGACATCGCAAACCCTGGTCCTCTTGATGTTTACTACGACCAAACGACTGAAGATTTCTCAAAGCTTCTTTGGTACACAAGCAGACGATTCATTAACAAATGGAACCTCATCGCCGAAAACCCAGACCTAAGAACTGAGATCCTAGAGCTTCAAACTAAAGAAGACCTAAGTTACGCGTTTAAAAACACGTTTCGTAACTGGGATGAATCAGAAGATGTGCCGGTTTTTTATTTCTATCACAAACGTTGCCCTGCAATGCCAAACGGTAGAATGCTCGTCTTCTCTGATAGTTCGACCATTTATTACGACGGTCCAATCCCTTACAGACAACTGCCACTCAGACGAATCATTCCTGGAGAGATCTTTCAAAGCACCGAGGGTTACTCTGAAGCTTATGACCTCATTGATCTTCAAGAGGTTTATAACAACCTACTTTCGTCAGTGTTCTCTAACTTCAATGCGACAGCGGTTCAGACGCTACTCATTCCAAACGGTAGCAACATCACTCCTCAACAGATTGGTAACCTTCGGGTCCTTAAGTATGACCCACAGATGGGTGAACCAAAGTCATTGCAACTCACCAACAACCCACCTGACGTTTACAACGCTCTAAACCTCATTGAGCGTCTCATGGAAACCATTTCGGGGATTAACAGTGTTGCTCGCGGTAACCCTGAAAGTTCACTTAAGTCCGGTGTTGCTCTATCGCTCGTTCAGAACATGGCTGTGCAGTACGCAAGTCAGTATCAACAAAGTTGGGCTGAGCTCTTAGAAGACACAGGCACAACGATCATTGATTACCTAAAGATCTTCGCTAATACCGAACGCCTCATTGCTGTAGGTGGCAAAGCTAACAAGATGGCGATGCAGTCATTCAAAGGTGATGATCTTAAGAACCTTGAACGAGTGGTTGTTGATCTTGGTAACCCACTCTCTCGCACGACCGCTGGACGCATGGAGATTGCTGACAGGTTACTTGATAAAGGCCTCATTAAAGTGCCTCAAGAGTACATCACTGTGCTTGAGACTGGAAACTTAGAGCCAATGACTCAAGGGATTCAGACTCAGCTTTCAACCATTCACGCTGAGAACGAGATGATGCTCAGTGGGGGAAGTCCTGTGGTTCTTGTCACAGACGCTCACTTGCTGCACGTTCAAGAACACTTAACGAACCTAAGTAATCCACAAGTAAGGATGAACAGTAAGTTAACGGCTATTACGCTTGATCACATTCAACAGCACAAAGATCTTTATCAGACTCAAGACCCGTTCTTTTCGATGGTTTCAGGAGAACCGCCAGCTCCTCCAGTGGCGCAACCTTTGCCAGTCGATCAAGGACTAGCTCCTGTAGAACCAGTTCCACCGCTTCCAACCGTGTAAGATTAACAAATAACGTAGTTCAACAGACAACAAGTAGGAGCATCAAATGGCAGTAGGTACAGTCACAACAACAACCGTCACGATCCCTGGATCTGACAAAATGTATAAAAAAGTAAGCTACCAAAACACAGCAGACGGATCTGGAGCTTGGGCTACAGCATCTCTCACTGACCTTTATGGATACCTCATTAAGGTTGTGATTTCAGATGCTGGAACCAACCCAAACGCTACCTTTTCACTTGGACTGGTAGAACCCTCTGCAACCTCTGGAGACCATTTCTTTGGAGCAGTCACAGGCGTTGACTTCACATCTGGCAACTCTTCATACGTCGCTATTCCTGGTCAAACAGCTGGATCAGTAGACAGGCCTATTCCAGTGTTTTTGACTGGTTCGTATGACGTCGGAACATCTAGTTCTAACACGACAGCAGCAGCGGTTTATCAAGTAGACCTTTACCTCGTCGATAGCATTTAACCTTTAACCAAAAGTGGTGACTAATGATTGAATCAACCGGAATGGACGAAAGCTCCACCGAAGGTAGTAACGAAACAGGGCAAACTGAATCACAAGAGACAACAAACGAACAAGGTAGTGAAGAGATTACCGCTAAGGATTTAAAGAAGTACTTAGATGAACAGTCGTTTGACTCTCTTGTTAAGGTTAAAGTTGGTGGTGAGGAGATTGAGGTCCCACTTAAGGAAGCCCTTAAAGATTATCAGCTCCGTCAAGCGTCTTATAAAAAGATGGAAGAGGCGGCTCACGAGAAACAAAGAGCAAAACAGTTTCTTGAGCTCGCTGAGAAAGATCCTTTTGAGTTTTTAAAGACTCTTGGCAAAGACCCACGTGCTCTCACTGAAGACTACCTAGCAAAGCAGCTCGAGTATGAGCTCATGAGTGAAGAGCAACGCCAGTGGATGAAAGACAAGCAAGAGCTTGAAGAGTACAAGTCGAGACAGAAGCAGTATGAAGAACAACTCGAACAACAAAGAATTCAAGCTGAAGAGCAAAAGATTAGTCAACAAATTGACACAGAGTTAACTCAAGCGTTTAGCGAATCAAAACTTCCTAAACATAAGTTCTTTGTTCAACAAGTTGCAGCAACGTTACTTGACGCAGCAAAGCAGGGTGTGGACTTGAAACCCAAGGATGCTGTTGTTAGAGTAGAGAGAGCGTTCACCTCGTATCTTCCGGAAATCCTTCAAAGTCTCCCACCTGAAAAGTTGGTAGAGATCTTAGGATCCGGAGCTAGAAAGAAATTACGAGAATTTGAACTCTCACAGATAGGTGCCAAGCAGGCGCAGACAAAAAGCCCCGCGAAATCGGCAAGCGATAATGACGAACCTTGGCAGTTTAAGAACCGTAAAAAACCAATGACTGAAAAGGAATACCGCAGTTGGGTAGAAAACCTTCAGTCAAAAGATGGTGGCTAACAGTTAAACCATGGTGGTTGAACTCGCCCACGTCTTATAACAAAGGATATTTCAAATGGCAGATGCACCAAATACAGTCGCAGCCCTAGCCGGGTTGCTAAAAGAAGCTTATGCAGAGGGGATCGCTGATCTCGTACCTGATGTTTGTAACCTTCAGAAAGACGTTAAATTCGTCGCTAAGGCACAACAAACAGGTAACCTTTATCACCAACCAGTGATGCTTGCGTACCCACAAGGTTTCACGCACGCAGCAGCTAGCTCAGGAGCTTTCACGCTTCAAGATGCTATCGCTGGAACGATGAAAGACGCTGGGTCCTGGCTTGGGCGTCTTGCAGCTTAATGGCTGCGTTAAACTGGGGAAAATCGGTGAACGCTGAGATGCCAACACCGAGGTAAGCAGGAAAAGTAAAAAGATCCTGCCACCGTAACGCGTAGTGGATGAACCTCGAAAGAGAATAGAAACCACCAAGAGTCCCTGGCACTTTGAAGTTAAAGTGAAAATGTACGCTGAACTTGAGTGAATTGAAGCTCAAGAAGTAGGGGATAAAAAGCCCTTACGATAACATGACGCAAGTCGTAGGATCTCAAATCGTTTTGAAAGAACAAATCGATTACGAACTTATCGCTCGTGCACTTAAAGGTCGTAACGCTTTCCGTGACTCTGTTGGCCTCGTTATCGAGAACATGCAGAAGTCTTTCCGCAAGCGTTTGGAAGCAGCTCTCTGGTACGGCCAATCTGGTATTGGAACCGTTGCTTCGGTAGCTTCCACCACGATCACCATCACCACCGCTGAATTCGCTCCATACATCTGGGCTGGTTCAGAAGGAATGTTGATTGAAGTGTTCAACGGAACAACTTCACGTGGAACAGCGACCATCACAGCAGTTGATATTGATGCTCGTACGATCACAGTTGGATCTCTTCCAGCATCTACTGGCGCAGGCGACTTGTTGTTCTTCGCTTCTGCTAACGCTGGATCTTCTGTGTTCAACGAACCTGTTGGCGTTTACAAAGCGCTTGCTACTTCTTCAGGCACGCTCTTCAACATCAACGTTGGAACTTACGGCTTGTTCCGTGGAACCACCTACGGTCTCGGTTCTGTTGCAGCTTCTTTCGCTGGTATCAGAAAAGGTATCTCGAAAGCTGTTAACAAAGGCTTGATGGAAGACCTCAAGGTATACGTCAATCCTCGCACATGGGATGATATGATGACCGACCTCGCAGCTTTGCGAAGACTCCCAGACACCAAATACGAGAAATACTCTATTGGTGCTCAATCGATCGAATACTTTGCCCAAAACGGTAAAGCTGAGATCGTTCCATGTGGATTCGTCAAAGAAGGTTATGCATTCGGCCTCTCTGTTGATCACTGGAAACGAGTTGGCGCTGTAGACGTTGTCTTCGGTGACCCAATGTTCCAAGACCAGATCTTTTTCCACATCCCAACCAAGGCTGGCGTGGAAATGCGAGCATACACCAACCAGGCGATTTTCTGCGACAGCCCAGCGAAGAGTATTCTCTTCTCTGGTATCGTAAACAGCGCCTAATAGTGTTTAAATAATGGAAGCCCGGGAGTAATGGAGTGCGCAACCTTACTTCTGGGCTTTTGTTTATAAGGAGAGTTTAATATGGCAAAAGTATTACTTTATATTTATGACACGAGCGGTTATTTTGGTCTCAGTGATCTTGTGTCGTTGGCCAACGGTAACACCGCTGGTTATGTGAATAGTCTTCAAAACTACATGGGTAAAGTGTTTCAAAACCCAGGTAACGCAGCAGTTCAAGTTTCATCAACAGAATTGGCAAAGGCTACGGGTTCTTTCACACTAAACAGTGTGGTCGCAACTAATACCTGCCAGATCGGTGGTGCAACTTTTACAGCGGTAGCCAGCGGAGCGACAGCTTTTCAGTTTAACGTCGGAGCTAGCGATACCCTGACGGCTGTTAACTTGAAGAACGCGATTAACACAGCGTTTCCAAGTTTCTTTGTAGCAACCAGTGCAACAAACGTAGTGACGCTCACGGCAACAGATTACGGAGCTTGGGCAAACGGCTTTACACTTACAGGAAGTGCTAACATTGTCAGAAGTGCGGCAACTATGACCGGAGGCGTTTCTCCTTCATACTCGCTACTTTCTGGAATTGCTTTTGTTTAATAAAGGTAGGTACTCATGAGTGTCTCAGTCAGTGTAAATGGAACTAGTTATACCATTCCTCAAACCGGGGAAACAGGTTGGGGTGCACAGGTTACGGCATGGATTCAAGCTGTAAGCTCTAGCACCCTACAAAAGAATGGCGGTACGTTTACACTGACTGCTGATGCTGACTTTGGCGCAAGCTTTGGCCTTAAAGTAGCATACTTAAAATCAAGGGCCTCTGCGATCTCAACAGCTGGAATCATTAGGCTTGCTAGCACTGAGTCGGTAGCCTGGAGAAACTCAGGCGATAGCGCTAACTTGCTCCTCCTTCCAAAAGCTGCAGACAACACGATTCTCACTTACGGCGGCATTGATCTTGTAGATGTAAGCACGGCTCAGACGCTGACCAATAAGACGCTTACCAACCCTGTGATTACAGGTTTAGATCTCACTACGTTGGTACTGACCCAACAAGGATCGACGCCAAGCACGCCAGCGGCAGGTAAGACAACGCTTTATTCTGACACAAGTGATCTTATTAAGCATGTGGACGATGCTGGTACGGTTAGAACTTTGGTTGACCTAACTGCAACCCAAACACTGACTAACAAGACGTTAACAAGCGCTGTTGCTAATACGACCGTATTTACGCAACAAGGTTCAGCTCCGAGTACCCCAAGTGCTAATAGAAACTCGCTTTACATTGATTCAAGCGACCTTGTTAAACACGTGGATGATACAGGAACCGTTAGAACGTTAGTTGATTTGGCCAGTTCACAGACTTTAACAAACAAAGAACTAACATCACCGGTGATTACATCACCAAACATTCAACTTGGTGCAGCCCAAGGAACAGGGTTACAAACCTGTACAGTTAATGATTACTTAACCTTTGCAGATTCGACGATTCCTTCACCATCTTCTGGTGACTTTGGAGTATGGACATCTGAAGATGGAACCCAATTTATAACGGGTAACCTTGGTGGAACGGTTCCAATTGCGGTTGGTGAAGCAGATCGTAACTACATTTATTCGAGTAAGTTCAATTACGGTACACCAACCAGTACTTCTAACTCCTATTTTTGGTCTACTTATGCTGATGCAGCCGGCACCTCTCCTGTAAATGGAACGGGAGGCTCACCAAACGTTACGCTAACGGTCACATCAACAACTCCAATCAGGGGTGTTGGTTCAGCGTTATTCACAAAGGACGCTGCCAATAGACAGGGTCAAGGGTTTAGTTACGACTTTTCAATTGATGCTGCGGATTTGGGTAGAGTGGTAGATGTAGAGTTTGAATACATCTGTAGTGCAGCCTATGCAGACAACGATATGAGTGTCTGGCTTTACGATGTTACGAACGCAGCGCTCATTAGTGCACCATCTGGGCTTCCGTATCAATTAAGAGACTCACCAACTACGGTGTATCAGTTCAAAACCCAGATGAAGTTGTCGGCTACGGGTACAAGTTTCAGGCTCATTTTTCACGTAGCAAGCACGAACGCATCTGCATATACGGTGAAGTTTGATTCGATTAAAGTTATTCCGTCCAAAACAGTGTATTTAAAGGCATCAGATGTATCTGGAACATCTATGCCCAGCTCAACAGCAACAACTATCGCATTTGATAACGCAAATAGTGATGTTTGGGGTATGCTGAACACTTCAACCGGTGTCATTACTATACCTGAGAGTGGTTATTATAATGTTTCTGTTTACGCTTCTGCTTCTGGTGCATATGCATCAGCTGACTCAGTTATATTAGGGTTAACACCATCGGTGAGCTCACCAATAGCGTTATCTAACCTAAAGATATATTATACCGCGTCTAGTGGGGTTGCTCTTAACGGAACACAAGCGATTAGTTTAATTAAAGGTGAAACATTAGAGGTTCAAATTTTAAGCACTAGGGCTGCTGGATCAACAAATTGGACAGCAACAGCCACCTTAGTAAAAATGTAACAAGGAGAAATTATGAAACAAGAAATGTTAATTAAGAGTTTAGAGCAGTTACTAGATCACCTTCACATGATGCCTGATAGCGAAACCGATAAAACGATGAAGTCTATGATGGGTGATCTTCCTGAAGAAAAGGAAGAAGAAGGCGAAGTTGAAGTCGTTAAGATGAAGGCTGAACTTCCATTAAAAAAGGAGATGCTTGGTGGCAAAGCTGAGAAGCCTTTCAAAAAAGTTATGGAAGATATGGAAGAGGTTAAAGTCAAAGACAAGCCTAAGGGTCTTTTTGAAATGATCTCTAAGCAAGATGACGACCCTGACATGGAAGAGTACATGGCTAAAAAGAAACGAGCAAAAGATGCATGGATGGCATCAAAGGGTTAATTAGATGAGTATAACCGGAAAGTACGACGATAAGTGGGCGTTACGTCTCGCCTATGATTCTACTCTAAACGCTTTCCGGTTTACGGATGTAAGTGGAGGCGGAGGTACGACCGAGGTAGTCTCTGCTGCTGGAACTGTCACAACAACACCCATCAGCCTGCCAACGGTAGCAACGGGTAACCTTCAGACAGTACTCGTTCAATGTGGGATCGATAACACCACTACCTTGAGGCTAGACATTAGCTTTGACGGTGGAACGACTTATCATCGAATAGCTCCCGGGATGAGTATCGAGTGGGACATGAACGCAGCTGCAACTCAGATTCAGATTAAGGCAGCAAGTGGAACGGTCCAGTATTACTTTACCGCAAATAGGGATGTGTAATGGCAATCTCTAACTGGCAACTAGCTGCTCTTGTTCCTTACGACAACTCAGTCAGTGGCCTAACCGCCACTAACGTTCAAGCTGCTATTGATGAGATTACGAGCGCCTCTGGTTCTCCCGCCTGGTTGATCGTTGGTAGTGAGCCTCGTGGTATTGGTGACAAGTACGGTCCTGAGTTAGATGGTGGTAATAACTACGTTCTTTATAAAACCCAAAGCACGACAAATATAGTTACCAAACGAACGGGTGATACCTATTTTGGTGCATTAGAAATCAACGATGCTGTCACCCAATACTTTGGAGGCTCGCCTCCTTACTTTAGGACGTACATTCAATACCTGACGTCTGACAGACCTGACACAGCTCCTTATGCTGCTGGTCTTGCGGTTTCAGTTATTGATGAGGATCCAAGCGGAGTAACTACTTACGGTTTATTTCAGATGGTAGCAACACCCACTGATTACAGTGGAACCATATCAGATCCTGTTTACGGTTCTTTTTCAGTCATTAACAATGCCTCTCTTACTGCAACAATGACCACGGCCAAAGCCGGTGTGTTTTCAGTGTCAACTTTAGGCCAAATCACTACGGGCGTAGGGGTAAGTGTCGAGTTTTCACCCATAGATCAAACCCCAGATATTGGAAGCATTAATAACGCCACTGGTATCC